TTACTTCACGAAACTGTTGATTTTCTTGTTACCACTAATGTACAGGCCGTTCCCTAACTTAATCCTTGTGGTACTCCCATGCTTAACCACGGCTGTAACATCAAAGACGGTTCCAGCGGGCATCCAATCCTTTACATGATGTAACGCCACGTCCTTATACCGATGTGTACCATGGACTGACTTCACCTGCTTAACGCCGCCAGTAACGCTGTAATACAAGCGGTTTACATTGGTTTGATTAGACGTGATGTAGTAACCATTTGCCAATTGGAAGCGCGTGATTTTACCATACTTCACCAGCTTAGCCACTTCGAAGACGGTCCCCGATGGCCAAGAATCGACAACGTGCTTAAAGGCCTTATCTTTATACCGCTTGATTGTGGTCCGCGCGTAGATGGTTCCTGGATTGTAATGATAGTAGACTGCCTTTTTAGGTTTCAGCTTGGTTGTCTTAACCGCAGTTGACCCATAATAATAGGAAGAATACATCTGGCTAACATCGAAACCACCATAGCATCCAGGAAAATGCTTAGTTGACGTCCACTGCCAACCACGGTAATTGGCGTAAAACTTTAAACCAGCCGGGTTAGATGGATAGTTGGCAATCCAACCACCACGTCCCGAATTATTAAGGGGCATCGAGTTGGTCCAAGAGCCCATGGTATACACATCGGTCTTAGGATACCCCATGCGCTTAACTTCGGCGATCCACGCCTTGATGTTCGCCGCGTTACGAGTCCAGCCGAGATTGGTGGCCTCAAAGTCTAATACAATTACAGCATCCTTACCGAGTCCAGCGTTAAATGCGCAATGTGCCGCCATTTGAGCTTCTGCCCTGGCGCCCGCTACGGTAGTGAACCGTGCGAAGTGATAGCCGTTGACATGCAAACCTGCTTTGACCGCGTTTCGGATACTTACCCTAGCGGTTTGATCCGTAAAAAAGGTGCCTTCAGACAGTTTTGCAACCATTGCACGGACACCATACTTTTTCATCGAACGCCAATTAGCGACGGTCATAATACCGTTATTGTTTGACGTGTCGACCATATCTAATCGGGGCATTACTTAGTACCTCCCTCCGCCAGGCCTTGAGTAGTGGCTGGAACATTCAAAGGAGTATCGGCTTTAGCTTCATGCTCGGCCAACTGTGCCTCCTTATCTGCGAACGCTTGCTCTGTATTCGCCTGTCCCTCATCAAATTTAGCCTGTTTTTCTTGAGCCACAGTGTTTTGAGTGGTCATCAATTGATAGGCCTTTTCGATTGCCGCCGAGACGATGGCGGGATCAATATGGTGGCCTAAATCATTCAGCTGACTGGTAACATCTGCCACGGCTTTTTCCCGCTTTTCGTCGCCGGGCATTTCATAGGACGTTGACAACAAATGCACCACGTTACTTGCCAAGCTATCCAACAAGCCCAACACTTCACGTTGATTAGCAGACTTATTGGACGCAATTTTAGCCTTTACTGCAGGGTTGATCCGATTGAACCAAGCTACAAACAAAAAAATAACGATACCCAAGATGCCGGTATCGCTAAGCAATTGAATCAATTTTGTAATGCTCATAAAAATATCCCTCCTATAATTCACCGTATCGGTCACGGTACTCTTGATTCTCTCGTTCTAAGCCAGCATTGCGTTGCTTTAATTGCTCATTTTCCCGAACCTTTAGAGCAATTTGCTGATTAAGTTCGTTCTCCATGGCATCTTTCTTGACGCCTAATGCAGTTAACTTGGCACTTAACTCGTTAAGTTCATCAGCAAACTTCTTTCGGTCTGATTCGCGATCATCACGAAGTTGTTGATTGTCTTGCTTAACCTGGTCCATGATGTAAGCTTCAAGCTGTTGTTGGTCCTTATTAGCTGCCCGATTATCTACACGTTGCCCATGAATAGCCGCAAACGCTGCAGTAATCAGAGCCCCAATCGCCCCCAGGAGTCCAATCCAGTTACTAGCGTTCACTGTGGTCACCTCTCATCAAAGTACTAAAGAGTAGGGCCAAAGTGAGCAATGCAAAAATCCACGTCAAGTTAAACCGCATATCAAAAAAGCCACGTACCGAAAAAGCAACAGCAATGGCTCCAAAAGCGGGCGATAAGGCAACCATGCCCCAATCTCTCAACTTACGATGACAAAAAGCTGTCCCATATAAAATTACTAATCCACACGCAATCAACCAAAGCGCAAACCACCAGTCATCAGCGAATCCAAAAATAACTTGTTCTAGATGCGGTGGCGGTGGTGGCGGTGTTACGCGGGGATCATCAAGATACCCCTGATGAAGCCACACATAAATTCCTCCAAGTAAAGAGGCGACGCCAAAGAAGAAATGATTCCAGTGGCGTGAAATTTGTTTAAGTGGGCCACCATCCTTTGAAAATCTGGGCATCCTATCACCCCTTCCCAATTAAAAATCCCAAAAGAAAAGCACCAACCAGAAGGGCTATGCCTGTACAGGCGTAGATTCGTCGGTGCTTGAAGAATTTTTTGTAATACCCAAAATACCGTTTACTTGGTCCTTAAGCACTTCTGGAACTTGGTCAATGGTTCGCATACCGTCCAAAACAAATGAAGCGTAAATTGCTGCTAAGCTAGAAAAATTCATAGTAAATTATCTCCTTATTTTTGAGTGATTAAGTTAGAAACATCATCTTTAAGCTGTGCAGGAACCTGCTCAATTGTCCGATCCCCACGTTTGATTGAATCTGCATATACCTGCGCCAACGCGCTAAATTTCATCTTCTCACCTCCTATTTGGTTGTCGCACCAGTAGTAGCGGCTGCCGCCGAAGCAAGCACGGTATCACTAATTTCAAGCAAGGCAGACTGTGTGGTGGTCAGCTGAGTGCTTAGGCCATCCATCGACCTCTGTGCCTTAGCAAGCGTAGTGTTCAACTCTGTGATAGTCGCCTTCTGAGCGGCAATAGTGTCATCTTGGTCCTTTACCCGCTGATTTAGACTACCTAGTGTGGGTGTGTCTGTGTTACCCGGTGGCGTCATTGTCTTTTGGTCAGGATTATATACATAGGCGTCGAAGTTAGCACCGAAATCAATGTCCCAAGCATCAGGTAAGATGATAGACAGCCAGTCATCAATCTTGTCATCATCTGTAAGCTGCTTGGCAATCTTAACCGGCTTAGACCGGCCGTCTAATTGAAAATAGAATTGACTCATGGAAAAACCTCCTTAGTAGGCTGTAATGGATTGGATGGGTGAATAGTAGTAATAATTATTTGATCCATCGTAGAAATTTTGAGTGGAATTGGGCCAAGGATTCAAATTATATGGATCCTGAGAAACTACTTTAATATGCGTGTCATCAATGGCTTGCATAGTGATTCTAAATGAGATCCCATTTGTCGGGGCATTTACCTGAATAATTTTATGCGATAGCAAATCCTCGCGAGAAATCGTCATGTTTTGAATTGCGTTTTCAGGGCTTCTGTCCTCATATAATTTGACGTCCCACCGGTTATAGTATGGTTCATCCCAAATATAGAAATCTCCACAACCAGTGAGCTTAATGCCTGTTTTAAGTTTGTGAATTGGACCAGCGAGTGGAACAGTCGTATTGAGATATACCTTCATGCCGGTCTTATCAATATAAGGTCGCTGCGCGGCTAGGTCCTCATCCTCATTGCCAATGAAAATAGCCGGACCCGCAAAAAGCACCGTACCGTCCGGTAAGAACTCCTGGAAAACCAAATTTGTATTCCGATACACTTTTACGATGTCTCTCCCACGCTGCCGATGGGCCAGCTTACCGCCTGATTTATAGATGGGCATGATGCTGACCCCCAGTCATGTAGCGCGTGGGGTGGTCTAGGCGGGGGTCAAGTGCCCCCCCCATTTTAATTAATACTATAAACATAATTTAACCTCCTATAATCGCTTAATGCCAATAGTCACTTGATTACCGTGAGTTAAGCTAGTCGTTAGTGCTTGCTCACTAAAATAGACATACCAATCATCTGAACCGGGTCCCTGAATATTCATACACAAGGCTCCAGAGATTACTTGGGCACCAAAAGCGCTTTCCTTATAAGTGGCATCATGCATTCCACCCACTAACCGCTGATTAATACCATATATGACTGAATCATAGGATATTAATCCCGCACTCGTTCCAGATGGCCACCCGCTTAGTGATGTAAATGCGTATCCATCTGGCGGCATAACAAAGGGGAGCATGGAACTCTTAGCTGGATCGGTGTGGAAAAGAACATACCCCGTTAACGTGGCAGTTCCGTTTTCGTTGTCCTTAAAAAAGACGTGACCACCCAGATTGTTTTGTAACTTTAACGAGGTCCAGTAGTCCTCGCTATAGACTAGTGGCCCCCGATATTTGTGTACAATCTTTTTATTTCGCTGTTCCGGCATGTCTTCGCCTCCTATTCGTTAATGTCGTACTCAGCAGTAGTGTCCTTGGTGGTGATGGCGTTGTACTGTGCCTGAGTAAGACCGGTGTACCAATGACTTGGTGCGTTACGCTTGGTGAATTCAGCCAGGATCATTGTTTGAACCTGGTTATAAATGGCTTGTAGGTCATTCTCCTTAGTTAACGGCGTATAGGTTTTACCATTGTAGGTAATGGTTCCATTGCCGTTATCAACGGTGGTTCCATGCCAGGGTCCCCAGCCACTACCTAGATAGTATTCCCGTGTTGCAGTAACACCATTCTTATACTCCTTTTGAATCATTGCGTTATTATCTGCAAGAAGTGTTTCCCATACGATATAAGAGTTATTATTTCCACCAAAGAAACCATGTAAAACGCCTGAATCAGAGCGATGAATTCCAGGAGCGAAATCAACATCTAAGTCTGCCCCTTCACGACTGGTTCCATCGCGATAGGCAAAGAAATCCATCGGTGAGGCCGTGTAAGGAGACGCAATCGACTGTTCCTTAACTTGAGGTTCGACAAAATAAACGCCACTGCTCTTACCATCGGTACTCCCATTATTATCAACTCGGAAGCTTCCTGTCACACAATCGTTTGGCACGGCAAAGAATCCTCTGCGTATTTCGGCATTATTAGGAGATAATTTGGCATTGGATTGAATCAAAACAGGAACCATGGTTCCATCGGCTTTGTAACCCAAGAAGTAGATATCAACGCCATAAACGTTCGCACTAGCAAAACAGATCATTGAATAGAACATCATTGCCCCAGGCGTTACAGCGAACTTTTTGCTGGTCGTATAAATTTCTCCGGAACTTCCACCGTTATACTGGTTTGATGTGGAAATAACGATTAAATTATCCTGACCATTATGATAAAAATTGTGTTTTCCAAGCGATATATTTGCACTATTGGCGCCATTGCCGTTGGTAGACCACCCATCTAAACTAACTAGATGTGAGGAGTTGTAAATCAAATTTTCGGCACCATATCCGTTATTATCGGTGGCCGTTACGAACCACCCCGTATCGGTGTTTGAATCGAAAGAACGAAACTTAAATCGATGTTGGGAATCAAGCCCTGACATCTTGTAACTGCCATTGCCCTCCGAAATTAGCATTATGTCCGTTAAAACGCCACTTTGAGTATCGTCTCGGATATAATAAATCCCCGGATTGGGAAGGTGCGCCATGATGTAAGACCGAAAGTCTGACCCACTTGGAACTGCTAAGATTTTGTAATCATTTTTAGTAAAAAGCGATTGCTGCTGGTACCCACTTACGTCTACTGGCACCCGGTTAGCCATTGCTCGTTCCCACGGCACATAAATGCTAGTATTGGTGACGGTTAACTTCATGAAAGAGTTCCCATTAGTGGATTCGGCCGCTCTTAGATGGACTGTCCCCGATTCAGTAGCGGTCCAGAGATAAGTATCTAGTTCACCATTTGGCGCCGCCTTAGCCAAATTCGTGTTAATCTGGGCCGTATCAAGATGTTCCGAGCCACCCATTCCAGCAGCTGTCGGCGTTCGAAGTTGGATAGCCACACCACCCGCCGTTGAAGGCTTTTTAAAATACACACTGATATAGTATGGTTGGCCTTTAACCGCCTCAAAGGGAAAACCGGTGCCGTTAGTGTTGCACTCTTGCCACACATCCGTGGTCCCATCAAGTAATTGCGGGGCGTTCTGTTCATTCGTGTATCCCTTAGCACTGGCAAGCGTAGCAGCATCCCCATCATTAACTTGTTTAACTGTGGCGTATCCATCGAGGTCCTTAAGCTTGGCATCAATTTCAGGCTTGTTGTAGTAGTTCTTCAAATCAATCGCCAGAGCATAGGCCAAATTACCCAGTTCAAATTTTGCTGGCTTGCTAGCTCTATAAGTTTGGGTAACTCCAACGGTCAGGCTATATAAAGTATCCTTGAATGCAGTAATAACGGCCCCATCCCCATCGGCCACAGCAACTGTTATTAAGCTACTATCACTATCACCATCAATGTGAGCTAAAATTCCAATCGCATTGATAGTGAAATCTTGATTTACCGTAAACTTGTCAGTTTTATTAGCTAAAACGGCCTTAACCGTAAAGGTATTATCCAATGAGGTTTTAGAGTTAATTGGATAACTCAGAGAGTTAGCAAAAAGATCCATGGTCGCTTTAGTTAAATCAGTATCTGTTGACATCGATTCCGTGACCAAAAAGTTATCAAAAATAATTGCCTTTTCGGCTTTGTTGGCACTAGCAATCATTGCTGTACCAACGTCAGTCATACTTGAGGTATAGTTCACAGTTTCACTCCTTTCTTTTTGCTAACCGATGTTTAAATCTTCATTAACTTGAACACAGGCTGAAACGTAGGTCTCTACATGGATGCTAGTAATCAGAGAAACTCGGGATAGCGTTACCCCTAAGACTAATGAGTTTTTCAACTCGTTCATGAAAATCTGGATTAATTCGGGGTGTCCAACGTCGTCTAGTGGCAAGTTTTCAATTGAAACGTGAAATGGTTTGCCAGTCGTCGTTCCATCATCATTAATTTGATAGTCGTTCTTTACCTGAAATTCACGGGGATCAACATCGAAGGACTGCGATATGATGCGAATCACTTCGTTGGGCGTTCCTTGACTAGTCCGATTAACTGATCGTAGTTTCAACAAAAACCGATAGACTTCATCAGACTTACCTTGGCGAAGTAATCCCCAGTCATCCCCATAATCATCTAGTTGACCGCCAACCATGTTGTCCAAAGCAGTGATTCGTTCAATGGCTTCGGCGTCTTCAATATCGTCATATAAGAACTTGTCGAAGACTCGCATCATGCGTTCTGTTGGGCTACCCTTTGTAGTGTTGATTCGATTGGTCGGAACGGCTAAGACCTCATCTTCGTGATACAACTCAAATTCGGATTTACCCATTGATTACCACCCCAATCGCTTCATCATTAGTATCGCCAATAGCGAAATTATCCAGCTGAATATCAGCGCGTTTTAAATCATCCGCTGACGTTCCCCATTGCAAGTCCGTAACGTTGCTAACGGCCTCAACATCATAAACGACGCCAAAAAGCTGTGTGTACTTTAGCTTGTCGCCCATATTAAATTCATCCATCCAGGCTTGAATACTATCGCGAATATCTTGAATCACTTCATCAGTGGTTGTTTCGCCAATATCGCCTAAATCAACGCTAAGTTTCATGTAAATTTGCTGAGTTGACCCAACAGAAAAAGCGACGTGATTAACGTCGCCATTGTCTAATGGAATATTATATTTCTGGGTACCGGTCAAGGTAATTCCTAACGCAATATTATCTGAAATCGTCTGAGCCACGACACCCATATTTCCTCCCAATACATAGATATGAGTAGTATATGGCGGGTCTCCCGCTACCTTGGGCACGTCAGTATTGATGATATATCGAACACTTCGAACGTCTGGAATATCGAATAGCGCCGTTGAGACCCCATTTGGTGTTGGTGACTTCACGGCATTTTGAGTCAGGATAACTCTACGACGTAGACTATAGTCGTTTTCCATGTCAGCCCCGCCGCCAGCTGGTTCAGCATTAGTCACTTCTGTGATTTCCTCAACGTAGGTCACTTGGTCAGTAATCGTATTCGCATCACAGTTATACTCATCCCCGGTCTCTTCTGCATCGACCTTAACCGTTACAGTTCCATCTTGACCGATAGTGGCTTCTTCCTCAGTCAGGTAGTACCGGTCTTGATTATTGCTAAACATGGTCTCGGCATCGATAACGTATCCCGCAACACCCTTAATTAGCAGTTGCGTTGTTGCGTAAGACGCTGCATTCCGTGAGATTCCTACGTTACTTGCCAAGCGGTCTAGCTGAACACCTTCAGCAAGTAAGACAAAACGAGAATCATACAGGTCTTGCTTAGTTAAATCGGACTCCGCCAGTTGACGCGCTAGCGATTCTGCGAAGGATTCAACATAGGATCCAGTTGATAGGTCAACATCTGGGCCCAGATTCTCTTCTCGCTGTAGAACTGTTTGAATGGCCACTAGCCATTCCTCATAAGTTTTAGGCTCAAACCCAGTTAATGTCAGGGGCACTAGCACTACCTCCTTTCTTAAATTCCAATGCTTGCGTCAAAGGATAGATTAGGATCATCATTCTCAACAATTAAATCGTCATCAGCAAGCTGTAACATCGTATGGATTTGAGCCTTCCGCGCCTTATAATCCGGTGTTACCGTGACGCTCAAAACGTTAGCAATGCGGTCATCTTTTTCTAATGCTTCGGCAATTTTATCCGCTGCCAAATCCGCATTGTCGTTTTGACCAAAGAAGTCCAGCCATTCAACCCCAAACTCAACATCATTGACAGCCCAGCCAACTTGTGACAGTAATCGTATCTCCAACGATTGCCGTAATTCTTCGATGCCATTAATCATCATCGTCCCGTTAGTTGGATCCGGATTACCATTTTCATCTAGCTGAACATCTAGGCTCATACAATCACCCCCAAAATGACACTAGAATTAATAATGTTTTGTCTGAAAGGGTCTGCGCGGTAGGTGGCACTACTTTTATAATTCGGGGTCCCGTCCGCAATCACACCAACCAAAACTTCATTACCAAGCTCTAACCTACCGAAATTCAAACGCCGAATATCCCGAACAGCCGGTTGCTTCTTTCCATCCTTCGTGTAAGACAGTGGTTGCACAGTAAGCGGGTCTAGCTTAATGACCACTGCCCGATATAATGCTTTTAACCCATCGACTTGGCGACTAACCCGTTGATCAATCAGCGGCAAAAGAGCGCTCTCACCACTTTTCACTTAACCCACCTCATTTCTTCTTATTTTTAGCATGCCGTGAGGCCCGCTTAGACTTCTCGGATTTTCGATTCTTAGCGTCTTTGGCCCGCTCGTTTTTTTCTTTGAGCTTAGCCTTCAATCTCTCTTTATTGGCAGCAGCCTTAGCCTTACTCAAGCGTCCTGCATTAGACTTTTTATAGGCAGCCAGCGGAACGAATTGAAACGTCACCGTGCTAGAAGAAGGCGTGTACTCTCGCTGACCACCTAGAACCACACACTTCCCCAAATTCTTGATATCATCGTCTACGTAAACCAACGCACCAACGTAAATTTCTTGCCGCATAAGCGACTGAGCCTCGTACTTCTGGCCATCATAAGAGCCATCATCACTAGGAGTAGGATGCGTTAATAGTCCTGTTTCTGGCGTTAGATGCAACTTCGCCTTCTGCCCAGTCGTAATCTCACGAATGTATAATTTGCCATTCATGATATAGCACGTTGTACTGGCGATATCGGCTAACTTTTTAATGGCGCTGAGAGGCTTACTGTTTACGGTGTAGTCATTGGCAAACTTGTGGTTATAGGTAAGCTTCACCGCTCCTAACGGAATGTTCGCCTTACCAGCAATTGACCGGATAGCAGTTAATACAGTGGTTCCCTTTTTAAAAGATAAATTTGCGTATTTGACCTGTTTAGCATACTTAGCCTTCGTTTTGGCTTGCTTAGTAGTTTGCGTGTATTTTTTACGCGTCCGGGCCGCATAGGACTTCCGCTGTCGGGCAATCTCGCCTCGCTTAAGTGCCCGGTCATGAGACTTAGCATTAGGATTGTTCCTTAGCCAGGTATTTAGTTCCTTAGTCTTCTTCTGGTTGTACTGTTTAATCCGATCAGTTGCACTTTTACCACTGGCTTTTTTCCGTGTGTTTTTGGTTTGCTTCACCCGGACCTTTGTGACCTTTCGAACCTTGAGTACGTCTCCACTGATATCTGGGAAGTGATTAAAATTGACCTGAACCGTTCTATCCATGCCATCTTGGGCCATTGGCGTTGAAGATTTAATCGTTCCCTTAGTAATCAATCCGCCATTTTTAGCGGTGGCGTCAGCATTATAAAAGCCAGCCGTCGCGGAAATGGTGCGCCCTTCCAAGAATATTCCGAACTGACTGGGCGTCAGGTTATACATGATCAATTGATTCATATCGGGATTAATCCCGGTTGAAAAAGGGGAAGTCAATTCCATGGTGCTGTTGTACGGAGCTTTATCCCACGACAAAAATTCAACGTGGTGCTTAGACCAAGCAACATAAATTCGCATATACCGGTGAACGAAATCCATCACTCTCCGCCCCCTTCACCACGAATCAAATCCAAGTCGTCCAACTCGTCTAGGTCATCGTCATCGCTAGGGTCATCCGTCTCATCAGAGTCAAAATCGATGTTAGCCTCATCCCCATCAGGATTGAAGATACCCTCATCTGCATTGCCTGGGTCTAATTCGCCAGTAAAGGTCTCATCCTCGGTAATCCAAATATCCCGATTAACGTTGGCAAAATTGACTACCGTGGCCTTACCGGTTTCATCAATCATTACCAAATCTTCTCGTGGGAGATTCTCGTCGTTGACTCCCGCAAATAGCCGCTCCCCAGCAACTAGTTTCTCACTGGTAATTAGATCTTCCCCATTTTCATCCCTGAGTGTGATGTAAAGCCGATCGTTGACGTGGTTGTACCAGACCTCAGCCTCATAATCGACGCCACTCAGTGTTACGTTAAAAGTCTCAGGCAACTGATATTTATTAAAATTGAACGTATTCCGGTACATACGAATTCACCTACTTTACCCGGATTTTTTTACCAATTGGGAGCTTATTATCTGGAAAACCATTCCAACTTCGTAATTTAGCAATAGATGTCCCAAAACTAAGGTGATACCCCCAATAGGTATCACCTTTCTTGATGGTTAAATATTTGCCTGCTTTAGGTTTGTTAGCCTTACGTGTCCCCTTGGTCTCTGCCTTCTTACCTGTGTTATTTTCCTTTTTAGTAGTGGCCTTTCCCTTCGATTTTTTGCTTACTTCACTTTTAGCCCACTTCACATCCTCAATGGCGATAGAAACAGGAACCGCATTATCTCTGGGAGCATCAAAGTTTGATGCAGTGGAGGTTAATACAGCATGATTGCTCTGCCGCTGACCATGATGCAATTCAACTTCGGTTCCGTTTGTGGACCACCGTTTTAAGCTATCAAACTGTTCTTTCAGACCTTTAATTTCCGAGATCAACGAGCCACCTAGTTTCCCGTCGATTTGCCGCTGAACGGGGGATGTCTGCGTATAGTGATTAACGTACTGACCGGGAGCAATCGAGTTGGTAGTCAAGTCAGTTGTAACCGTTTCGCTTTCGGTCGTGTTATCAATGTAAACATAGCTGTTAACGCTCCGCGGATACTTGGGGATGACAAAGGGACGCTTAGCTTTCCAGTACCCTGGTTTATCCTTCTGCATTTTAGTAATGATTTTCTTCTTTGTATTTAGCGCCGCCTTTCGACGTTCAGCAGCCTGACTTTTCTTGAAAGAAGCCAAGTTACTTTTAGCCTTGTTGTAGTCTCCCTTAGTTTTAGTAACCTTTCCTTTAGCCTTGTTGGTCACTCGTGTGGCTGTTTTAATCTTTCTGTCTAAAGAATTTTTTTCGGCGGTAGTCTTGGCTTTAACACGTTTGGTCTTCAATCCCCCCAGCTTTTTATTATTCGAAATATAAATTCGGTTCGCTTTGTTGTACGCTCCCTTAGCTTTGGTTACCTGAGACTCATACGACTTTAACGTTTTTTTCTTAGCCATAGGACTACCTCCTCTTGATTTTCTATGTAAAAGGCCTCCCATCGCTGAGAGACCTGTTTTCTATTCTGCTGACATGAGTTTCATAGCCAGATTGTTCATCTTGGCTTCAAAATCACGTTGACTTTGAGTTTCCTGTTTAGCAATCGTCTTGCGTACAGCTTCTGGATCACTGACGCCTTGAATCACGTACTTAGGACTATACGTAATCTGTGGACGGAGAACCATCCCCCCTTTAGAAGGTTGGGTAGTCGATACGCTTTGTTTAGAGAACTTAGTCTGCGATTCTTTCATCTTGGCAAACTCACGCTGCATTTTAGCGAACGTTTTAAGCTGACCAAACATGCTGTTAGGCGCTTTGTTGGCGCGATCACTCATGGCTTCCAGCAACAGTTTGTCCGCCGTTGGGCGGCTGGTGTTAATAGCGACCTCTGATTGACCTGGGACTTCGCCAAAAACATTAAGCTTTCCGTTTTTTGCCCAGCCGCCGTTTGCATGCAAGGCCGCTTCAACTTTCCGAGCGCCATCAACGTGTTCGGCCGTGTAACCGCCACGCTCCCAACCACTTGAAAAACGCGCGGCTAGCGAGGCAACTGAACCTTTTCCGCGAAGGACGCTACGTAATAGTGCACTGTCGGAGCCTTCACCCCTAAGGGCAAAGGCGAGTTGAACGCCAGCATCTTTCCAGCTCTTACCGTGCTTTCTAGCGTAATTCATCAGATTAGTTTTCCGGCCACCTAGCCATTGCCCTAAGCCTGATGCACCACCACTTGAATTAACGGCTCCTGTGTTAAGACCACCGGATTCAAAGTTCCAGTTTCCTAGAACGGCAGCAATACCATTTTCTGTAGCTGCCGGATATAACTTCTTAAACGCTGCAGCTAGGGCATTAACACGCTTAGATAAGCTGCCTGAAAGGCTTAAGCTCCCAACATCTTCCTCGCTGAGGTTTTTAGAAACCCACTTAAGTCGACTACCAAGTTCTGACTTAACTAGCTTAGATAATGCCGTGTTCTTACTCTTTGCCTTAGACTTAGCAACGCCAGAGCTATTTCCGTGCATTTTGGTAACATCGTACCAACCGCTGGTAGATAACATATTCTTCTTAAGTGGATTTCCTTTGGTAACTCCAATATGAACGTGAGAACCTGAGCCTGTCCCAACTAATTTACCCAGCGTAGCAATACGCTGGCCTGTCTTTATTGTGTCACCAACACCAACTTTAATGTTATTCATTCCGCCAAATTCCTGGTAAATTTCTTGAAAGCCATCATCGCTTTTGACGATGATGACCTTACCTAAGTCAGGAATTCCAACGCCACCAATTCTGGATACTATTCCGCCATGAATAGCTCTAATGGCAGAACCCAATGATCCACTAAAGTCAACACCATCATGAGTAGCGCCTTTACCATAGTATTGGGCACGAGATGTTCCAAATCCATCTTCCTTAGTAAGGCCAGGCGTATGGGCCCAGTTACCACCCGCACCGGCACCACCAGACATCGCATCCTTCAGTTGGGACCATACCTCGGCATTCCAAGGCTTCCCAACGTGGTTGGCAGCACCCTTGGAGGTTGCCATCAGACTGTTCCCAAGGAACGTATTTTTGCCGCCCTTAAGGTTGCTGGTAAAATCACGGCTCCATGCCACCTTAGGGTTCTTATCGCTTCGCTTGATCAGGCGCCGTAAGCCGTCCGTCCCTTTTGCAAAGTGCGGTAAAGCCCCGACATCTTGAAGCTGTGCGGTTTCGGTCCCATTAAGGACTTCATCCCCCGGACCAAGCGGTAAGACCACATCGTTACCCTTAGGCATGTAAGCTCGGCCGTTGGGCTTAACGATGGTTTCCTGCCGTGGACCAATTTTTGCATCGTTCACAACCGCCATCGTGTGCTTACTGATAGGGCCTCTACTACCTTGGGCGTAGTGAATAAGAGGTAGGACACTACCACCGCCACCAAACTTGTTCAGTACCGTATTAATCCCACTAATACCGCCATTCAATTGCTTGATAGTGGCCGCCATTTCCTTGTGGGCGTAACCCGGTAACTTACCGAATATCTTGTCAAAGTCTGATACCATGGCCTGCGTAACGGAGTTCATCCCTTTATGCAGTTGGTTCATTTGAATCATTGAGCCCTTTTGCATGGTATCAAAATCACTGACGGTATTTTTCCGAATGGTATCGGTCCGTTTGTTAGTGCCCTTCTGGATGCCAGTAAATTCGCTAAGATTAGTCTTGCTGAGAAGTTTGACGCTCTTAGTTGACTCCTTCTGCATCGTTGACCAGGACTTCTTAGAGCCCTTTTGTAGCTTGGTCAGGGACTTCAATGAAGTCTTAGAAGAAGCGCCGTAGGCATCGAATTTGAGGCTCGTTGTTCCCCTATTCTTACCCTTGACTAGCTTAGTAGTTCCACTAGCATAACCTGGAAGAGTCATCCCCCGACCAAGGCCACCAGCAGCCACTGCAGCGGAATCACGTGCATTTAGAATTCGCTCACCAGAGTGAACTCGCTCTAATGCCGGGCCGTTTTGACCCAGCCAACGCATATACCCCTTACCTGGGTGATAAGCCATTTCTCGGCCCTGTTCGCCCACGAGGGCCATATGGTTAGTTTGCATGTACCCACCAGCTGCATGAGCAAACCCGGTTTGAACGTTGAGCTTAGGCTTACTACCTTTTGAACTCTTTGACTTGCCGAGATTATTCAATTGCTTTTGGTTGGCTTGGGCACCTTTTACTGTTGAATCGACAGCCTTAGGAGTAAACGAAGCGTTGCCCCCGCCTACCCAACTTTCGATTGTCTTGATGGGATGTGCCAGGAACTTACCGATGTTTTTACCAAGGTCAACAATTCCGTCCCAAACCGTCTTCAAAATATCGCCAAGAACATTCTTGATCGTGCCAAAAATTCCGGAGAAAATTTGAACGGCATCGCCCCAGATATTCTTCCAACGGCCGTGAATCAAGTCACTGACCAGTTTAAATACACCAGAGACTGTCTTGATCAAGCCTTCTAAAACGTGAGCCGCTACTTTGATAGCAGTCTTAACCACCGCACCAAATACCTTAAAGGCAACACCAGCAACTTTCATAGTCGGAACTAAGATAACCTTGAAGAGTTTCAAAGTATCCTTGATGGCCGCGCTACCATTCTTACCGGAGAGCGGCTTTACCACATAGCGAGTCCACGCTTTAGAGATCCCCTTAGTTGCGGAGTCCCAAACCCTCGTAATTGACTTGATGGTCGTCCTGAACGGGCTGAGTAGACTACTAAAGGTCTTTTTCACGCCAGCAACTGCTGACCCAATCGACTTCTTTAACTTTTTGGGTAGAGTTTTCTGAATCGTTGACCCAACTTTGGCACCAAGAGCCTGGCCAATCTCAGCACCGGCCATCCCCCCAATGGGGCCAAACATCGAACCAATCGCACCACCAGCGAGCATCCCTCCGGCGGACCCAACCTTTTTACCAGCATTTTTGTGATTCATACCGATTAAGTTAGTTCCAGCCACAGCAACGTCTAAGACCGGCAACTTACCAGCAAGCTTTAGCCCACCCTTGGCTAGTCTTCCTGCTGTAGTAGCTCCGGGGATGTGTGCTAATGCCCCCGCACCTCGTGAAGCTAAGGATTTAACTCCGTTTTTGGCAAAATTAAAACCGCCCTTAGTTTTAGAGGCGGCATAAACTGCTGCGGATTTAATTCCTGAACCTAGTTTCGTTCCAGCCATCCAGTTAACGGCTTTAGAACCACCTCGACGCATACCTGACCAGTTCCAGCCATTCATTACTAGACTTCCTGGAGTCTTTACTCGGCTACTGAAGTGCGAGGTTCCAGAGCGTAAGCTTTCGCGTCCAGTTGCTGGCTTCTTACCGCCAACCCCCAGGAGACTTCCCACTAAGCCTGATAATCCACCGCCTTTACTCTTACCACTAAACCCGGCCATGGCAGTTAATGCCGCGTGCATCTTCATCAATGAGCCGGCCGCTAACGCTAATGGACCAACTACGGCGGCCAACCCAACACCAAGACTAATGAACTTCTTAGTTGGTTCTGGTAATGCCTGGAACCCTTCCAGCATATCCGCCAAGGCCTTAGTAATCTTAGTTAGCGATGGCATCCACGCATTAGCAATATTGACACCCGAGCCAATTAGCCCCTGTTTAAGCCGATCCCATTGCTTTTGGAGCGTGTTCATGTTCTTCTCGGACAAAGTAGCAACGTAACCCTTACCGTGGTTCATGTTCTGAGACTTTTGAACCTTTTTATCCAGAGCATCGACCTGCTTGTAAGTTTCACCCAGAGTTTGAGCCGCACTAGAGGCGTTAACCCCGAAAAGTTGCGCATAAATCGCACCCTTTTCAGTGTGGCTTAAATTCATTTTGTTCATCTTAGTCGCAAGTTTTCCAAAAATATCCTGAATTGGCAAAAGTTCCTTGTGGGCATCACGGAAGTCACTATAGCTTAATCCTAAACGCTTCATTGCGTTAGGTGCTTTCCCCTTTGTCGGAGGACTAGTTAAACGCTGGTAGATTTGCCGCATTGAGGTCCCAGCCTGGCTACCATCAATCCCCGAATTGGAAAGTTGACCAATTGCTGAAACTGTCGTGTGTAGCGACTGGTGGGCGGCGTGCGCATCAGGCCCAGAGAACTTAAGTGCTTCACCTAAGTCACTGAAACTCGTCGCCGTCAGGTCAGCTGAGTACGCCATCTGGTTAATGGCCGTCTTGCTGGCTGCGGCCATCCCCTTAACGGAGTTCACTTTCATCCCAAATTGTTCGATAGCCGACGCCGCGTTGTTCACGACATCGGCGTAAGCATCGCCGGAAGCGATAGCCCCCTGCAGATAGGACTTCTGCGAACCTAAAGCCTGATTAGACGTATATCCACGCCGAATCAGCGTTTCATACCCAGCGCCAATCTTTTTCTGCGCGACTCCATAGGTGTTGGCATACTTTGCCCCGTCCCGTTGCATCGCCGCTACGTTCTTGGTGACCTCCGCCTGCTTTTCACCACCGGTTACGGCTAAATTATTGATCACTTTATACCGGTTTTGCAGGCTGGCAGCCGTCTTCAAAGCTGCCCCGGCCCCCAGTACTACTGCACCCGTTACGGCCGTTGCCTTAGCCCCAAAGGACTGCATCTTACTTCCCAGCTCACCCAAGTCACGAGTTTGCTTTTTAAAGTAGGAGGTTCCAGTAGCCTTCTTCATCGTCCGAGAAAGGTTCGTGGTCTTCGTGTTGACCCAATCAATCTTGCTACCAGTCCGACCGACGGCCCCCGTTAGGCTGTCAAACCCACGAGTCTCCTGACGAATGCTTTCGGGGATGCGACTATTACTAGCCTCACGATTTAGCTTACCAACGGCAGTTTTAGCACCGTCAACGGACTTGCTTAACCCAGGAACCAGCTTATCAAGTTGTTGAATGGTCTTTTTCATCCCATCGAGATTGGAAAGGCCATCAATGTCAATTCGATAATTAATCCTGTCTCCAGCAATGTCAGGCATTACGACCCCTCCTTAGCTCCAAAGGCTAAGGCAATCGCGGAAGCCTGCGTGTACTTATTCATCTTCGTGCGCTGCTCCGTCGCGTACTGCAGAATGCTTAACTCATTCCCCGACATCCTGCTGATTTCCTCACGAGTGATGTTCACGGCTCCGTGAATGTATGCCGACCATTCCATTGCTAGTTCGGGGTTCTTCTCAAAGATTTTCTCAATCTGACGCTTATTGAAGAAAATATTAGTTCTTGAGATAAAACGTGACGATGATGCTCATCACATCATCGAGTTCGGCTTTAGTCATCCCAATCTGAGATAGACTCTTAAGCGTTGCCTTGTGGATTGGCGCGCGATTAACCAGAACGACACGAATGATTTCACTCAAAATCATCTTGTAAACACCTAAGTTGTTAACCGTGATGTAACGATCACCGCTCTGCGTTTCGTTAATTCGAACTTGGTTATCAGACAGCTTCGTGCTGACCTCTAAATCAGGCTTAACTACCGTAATTCGAAGTTTCTTACCATTCTTCAGGTCGTAGTCCAGGTTGAAGTTATCATCAACCGTAATTTCTTCATCGTCCCCACGGCTGATAGATGGTAAGGTGTCCATGACTTCGGGATGAGTATCCGTCGCCTGATCAGTAGCCGGAGTCGCTACCGGAGTTGCATCCCCCGTTACCGAAGTCCCCGGATTAGCCTTTCCAGCATTCACACCACCGGGAACCCCTGCTGCAGGGTTGTTGTTTTCAGTAATTGCATCTTGGTTATTCATAAAATCCTCCTAAATTAAGCGGCCTTGTTGCCTTCCAAAGAAATCTTGTTGCATGAGAACCCGGCGTCAACCGTCTGGGCAGTCCCACCAACGTTAATATCTGGATTCTTAGTGAGTAGCGCTTTACTCGTAAAGATGTGTTCGTATGGCGTCGTAACATCAATCTTGTGGTACCCAGTCGATGCACCAAAGCCCATGATGTCTTGCCAAGTATCAGAAGCCCGATTCAAGTGAATTGTCATCGTCCCACGGCCATCGTGGTTCTTAACAGCGGTACCAGCACCCTGAGCATCAATTTCCATCGTGACGTTATCAGTCGTCCAAGTAACCGACACCATATCGTTACCGTTGAAGTATTTGACCAGCTTGTCATCCAAGTAGATGGCTACGTCGGCCGCATCGAACAAAGGTTCGTCATCTTCAAGCGTGTTAGCTAAATTTTGTCCAGCCATTATTTTTCCCCCTCTCTTACATCACAATCGTGTTTTCAATGTAGACGTCTTCAACCATCCCCATTGGGTGGTACTTCGTCTTGACACCACGCATTTCACGCTTTGTTTCATAGCTCTTCGGTAGTTGCGATGGCGTCAGGTAATCAACCTCGTAATCGGGCTTACCCGTCTCATTGCCATCGGCGTCAACGGCCGGTGCGATAATGTCCAGGTCACCGGCATCCAGGAAAGTACCCCGAATTACATTCACAATAGCGTTGAACCCAACTTCGCTATAAGGAATACCCTGGGCCGCGTTCTGAATGAACAGGTTGGCAATCCGAGCAGTCGCTTCGTTTTGAATCCAATCCCAGCCAAGAATGGTATCGATGTGAATCCCATCGGCAGACATCCGAGAACTAGTAATCCGTGGAGAATCAAGCACATAAGCGTAGGTAACGATGTTGTGCTTATCCAGTTCGGCAAGATCATCCGGCGTAAAGTCGAACCGGTCCTGCGGCTTGGTATAGGGTAAGTCTCCCAGTGCATACTTAACGGCTGCGTGAGGATTCCGCCCGTCTTCCGAACCAATAAACGCAGCATCTAACACGTTGTTGTAGGTGTCCTGAACATCGGCCGTAGAGTCATCCACCTTTGGTAAGGTGAACTTCATCGTCCGCTTGTTATCGGAATATCCTTGCAACTTAGTAGGATCATCGGCGTACAGGATAAACATCCCCGTGTTCTGCAACTCAATGAAGTTAGAAATCGCCTGGGCTACTTCATCATCGAAATCCACTAAAAACCACATTTGTGGCCCCGCAAAGTAATACTTTTTCAGAGCAGTCACAGCCCCGGTTGCATCAGCAGTCAACGTTGGGGATGCACTCCCAGCATCGGCCGTCACTTTAGCGCCATCCCCCGTTGCTTCAGACTGCACGTTTGTAGGATCACCTTCCGCAGAAGCAACTGGTGCGTAAGTCAGCGCCAACAAACTTGAAGCTTCGTTATTTGCAGAGAAGTAGGCCCGTGCCTTCTTCCAAAACGGGGAGTACATCTCAAAATCTTCGGTAACGGCATCTAAGTCGTCGTAAACCTTGATTCCTTGCTTGTCCCCTTTGACTAATCCACCAGCAAAAACGGCCTTAGCAGCGGTCGTATACTGGTTTGAGATGTGAGCCGGGGAAATCCGGTTCACCGTACTGAATAACGTACTGGCCATTATTCATCCTCCTTTTGGGTATTAAAAAAGCCCTCAACGGCGCTGATTACGTCGATAGGGCTTGTGTAGTGTCTGTAGTATTGAATCGTCAAATCAAATCCGTGGTGGTAAACGGCGCTAAAGGGTAAATCTGTCAGTGACCGGGATCGCGCAGGCGTTGCCTTTTGGATCGTAATGCCAGCGTTAGTGCGCAAAAGCTGTCGAACGTAAGGGTCCAACAAATAGGTCCTTAAGTCCCCACAAATTTGCATCCCTTGACCCATGACCTTAGCAAATACGTCTATGCTAATCACTGCTTCGAAGGTCCCATCATTGGCAGTCGCATCGCTAAAAACGGGGTCATCAAACGTTAAAGGAAAGTAGGTCACAAACGGAGGTTGCTTTACCTGTGCAATCTGTGCATTAGGGACGACCTCACACCCCGTTATTTTCCCAATCACGCCAACTAACGGTGCAAGCTTTTCTTCAAAGTCCAGCGTCTTTTTATTAAACGGCTGGCTCAAGGGCGTCATCCCCCTTCAGGTAGTAGACAAAGATGTTAGCCGTGTTGTCATTAGGGGCCACCTCGTCAATCTGGAAGATATGCCCCTTACACTCAACTAACGTGCCTACCCGAAATTCGCGTTCGGAATACCAGGCATACTCCCGAGGGATAGTATTGCCGCCACCTCCGAGTGACTGGGCCATCATGGCAGACAAAACCGCACTAGAAGACCGTGGTACGACCGGATCATTATAAGATTCGACATTAGAATCATCGGTTAAATCATCCCTGGTGAACGGAATTACCTCATTCAAGGCATTTTTCTTACCACCATCGAGAACATTCAGCTGGGGATGCACCTTAACGGGTACGGCGTAGATGCTCAACGCTTCATATAAATCGTCATTGTCCACGTTTTAGGACCTCCTCATCAATTGAGCGATAAAGCCCGCCAGTATCAACTAGCGGCTGGTCACGTCCCTTTTTCTTGATGGTACTTGGAGCGTTGGCCGGACTGACGATGTCAATCTGATGGCGGACGTCCTGAACCATACGTTTTCCGACTAACTTATAGGCCGCATTCCCCGTTAATCTGCCCTCAACAACGCCCTTAACCGCCTCACGACTAACAAACCGCCAACCATGCTTAGAATTGCGATAAACGGCCCCACGTAAAAAAGAACGCGCCGGGATTTTACTAGTCCCAAACTCGTTGTAGCGGACAATCTTTTGTAATTCTTCAGGCGTATGCTCCGGGACTGGCTTAATTGCCCCAACACTCACCTCAGCGGCATTTAATTGCTTCAAACGTCGTTTCTGCATGGTTAATTTTTTCAGGACCTTATCCGCCCCAGATTCCATTAGACAACCAGCGGAATCTTCAGCGTCTTACCAGCAGCCAATTCGTTACCTTGTAACCCATTAGCTGCATTTAAAGCACCCACAGTCGTCTTATCCCGGAGCTTCAACCACAGCCCGTAAACCGTATCGCCTTCTTGCACCCGGTAAGTCGCAAACGGAACTTCTCGTTGGTTAATGAGAACTTGTCCCACCGGTTTAAAGCTATTTGTTTTTGCCAAGTTAATCATCCCTTCTTATAAAATTTGAATTCCGTACTCTCCGTAGCCTTGCTCGCTTAGTAAGTCTTGGAACTCTCCCCAAGCATCATCAGACATCGCCTGATCAAACTTAGTAGCAGTCGCATTCTCAGCCTTAATCGTCTGGAACCGTTCCTTGTGCTTAATGACTCGCAAAAATAGCAAGTGGCAGGCATACAGCCGCACAGCCCGATCAATATTTTCATCCGTAATATTGTACGTTTTAACGGAGTTCCGAGCATCCCCAATGGCTAACGCAATTTCTGCAGCACCGATGGTCGAATACTTCTTCTGGCCAGTAATCTGTTTTGAAATCTCTTCATCAGTCATTTAATCAGCTCCTAGCCAGCTTTAACGGTGGCCCCATCCTCGGTTGGCGTACTCGTTACATTGGTCGGAGCCGCTTCCTGAGCCTGTTTGACTGTGAAACCAGGCACCGGTACCCGATTAGATTCCGTCAGAATACCGGCATCGTCAGTATGGGTCGACTCATAATCTCCGGTTGGCACTACAGTTCCTGCAGCAAGCCCAGTAATTACAGCGCCTTCCGTATCGGTACCCGTTGCTACCGGCGTAGTCCCATCCTTTTTGTACACATTTAATTTAGTAGCCATATTTTGCCTCCTAAGCAATGTAAGCTAACAGCTGGGCCTTGGTGTCGGAAGTCTTATAAGTGACTCCATGTTCGTCAAGGTAGGCCTTAATCTGGTCATTCGTCCAGCTGTCGTCGGGAACGCCGCCTTCTTCAGACGGCGTTACTAGTTTTTTGGTGTTTCAGCTTCCCCATCCCCAGAATTTTCTTCGCTGGGTGTCGACTTTTCAGGGGTCGATGCTGGTGCAGGTTCAGTCCCAGCAACGTTCATAATCACGATATTACGAGCCTTATCTAGGGCAGGTAGTACCTTCTGGGAGACGTGAGTCATGGTTGCAACCGGATTATCAACTCGCTTGGTGTACATCGTGATACCATCAGAGGTTCGTGATAATTGGTAATGAGGATCTCCCGCCAGCCCCATGTCTTCAGCGGTATCTGTCCAACTCATACGACCAACGCCGCCCTCTGGGATAAGCACGACCATATCGTCGGGAATAAAGCGGTTTGAGCCAACACCCTTGTTGTAAATCAATGGTTGCACCCCACCAAGAATATCCACAAATAATGCCTTCGCTGCTGTTTGTGACATCCCAATATTGGTATTAGTTTTATTCAAGGATAGGCTATTAATAACTTCGCCAGAGTGAGCTAACTTACGGAAAGTACGGCCATTCATAATGGCATACGCAATCGTCGTACCATTATCGTCAGCAATTTTATCAATCTGATCTTGAATATCGGCTAGCGGGGATGAATCCATAGTTCCCCAGGCCGTTTTAACCGTAACTTTATGTTCGTCCGGAATTTTGAAATCACGTTTGTAGAGAATTCCATCACTGGTTACGCTAATTAACCCTGTGGTGAGGGCTTGCATGGCCAACACTTCACGGGTAAACAGTGCGTCTGTCAACAGAGATGCTGGATCCTTATACTGAGTATCCGTAATTGCTTTGATTTGCGCCGAATTGGCATTATTAGCTAATGCCCGCTTAATATCATTACGTCGCTTTTCGTTCATGGATTTGTAGTTCTTAAAAGGAATCGCCTTTAAAGTCTCACTTTCAAACCCAATGTTGTCGCGCTTAATGGATCCGACATCGTCCGTGGTAGCCGTCATCATTTCGGCTGGGTGATCTTCCCCATACAGCATTTCAATTTCATCCGTGTTGCTATAAGTTAAATCAAACAAGCTCTGATACAGGTAAGGCGCTCGTTCATTTGCCCGTGCATCCCACCACCCAATGATAGAGGTTGGATTTTCAATATCTGCAATTGTACGCATTCGTTATCCCTCCTAGTACCGGTCAACGACAGAAATCTTAGGTAAGACTGCCTTTAAAGCCTTCTTGAGTTCTGACGTATAGACCTTTTGCGTATCCTCATCCATTTGATGACGATTAATCGTTCCAGAAATAATGATTGAGGCCGGAACTGGGCCATCCAAAATGTTGTAATCTTGACGCAAGATACCCTGTGCAACGGTTGCATCCGTTGTTGGAACCAGCACCACGGAACCATCATTATTCAAATCGAACTCTTTATCGGCGGTTAGTAACGTCCCACCACGCATATACTTATTACCGTCCGCATCGGCCACCATACTAGGGTCATTAATCATCCCCGGAATAAGCGTGGCGTTTTCATCATCCAGCAAAATATCATGACTGGTTACAAACTTCTTTGCCATAGTATTCCCTCCTGTACTTTATTTAAAATTATCCAAGGAAGCTCGTGAATTATTGGATTCAGCAATCGATTTGCCAAAGTCAGTCAAGCTTTCGTTACCGTGCTTCGTAGCATTGGGGATGTGCCCCGCTTGGTATTCCTTGCGAACGGCATCCTCAGTTGTCTTACGAACATTGGTAATGAAGTCTAACAGCTTGCTAGCATTATCGATGGTCTTGTCGTGGTCGTCCGTTACCAAGACCTCAACGATGTTCTTAGGAACATCGATTCCACTCTCAGTAAATACGCTCAGAGTTTCATCAACCGTGTCACGGCGAGCCATCTGCGCCTTCAGAGCAGCAATTTCCTGTTGCTCTGGGCTCTTAGGCTTTTCCTTGTTCTTATCCCCGCCACGTAGCTTCTCTAACTCAGCTTGTGCCTGATCAAGTTGCGCTTGCAGCTCATTTTTTCGACTTTGTTCCTTACCAATGCGTCCCTTTAGCTTTTTGATAACTGCATCATTGGAATTATCATCACTATTTGGTTTTTCATCGTCGGAACTGCTTGAATCGTCATTTCCATTCGAATTATTAGTGTTGGATTCATCCCCAGTATGATCAATTTCATCGTTTGCCTGGTCACCATTATTCTGGATATCATCCTCAGCAAAATACTGCAGGTTCATTGGCATAATCGTTTCTAAATTCTTCATAATCACTTGCTCCTTTCGCGCATTTAAAGCCGTGGGAGGCTCTCGGGTTGTTGTTTTACGCCAGCAACACATGGAAAATGGCACAGAAAAAAGCCGATTCACCGACAAATACCGAGTGATCGACCCTTTAAAGTTATTTGTTAAATTTATGCACTGCCATATCCGGCATTAAGGTTCCGCGCCTATTTAGGGCGATACGTTATTTTAACGACATGAGAATTATCAGAAGCAAATTGCTCGTAATCAGGATAGTCACCATCTGATTTAATCTCTTTTTCTAACAACAAGTCCCCGTTTGGATAGTCCTCAAGGACAGCCGCTTCCGTGCCATCATCAAGAATTACACAATCAAATTCTTTAGCTTCCAACATTTCCCATCACCTCTTTTTATCCTTGATATATGGAGAAGTTAGCCTTGTACCTTTTTCATCAACAATCCATGCAGTAAGTACGGTATGTGTTTGTCCATTTGGACCCGTTACCGGAATGTCAACTTCATACCGAGGACCATGTCCCACATCCTTTTTAGGAATCGCAGGAATTTTTACTACTCCTTCACGAATCTGATCCACTAAACCATACTTCTTATAATTTTCTTTAGTATAACCTAAAGCCGATTTGAAAACACGGGCTTTGTCTTTCCCTTTGGGGCTAGTAAAGTCCAACGCGTAATGGTCAAACTTCGCATCCGGAATAATTACATTTTTAGCATCCGGTAGCGGTACAGTTTGTGGCGCATCACGGGTGCCTGACCCGTGTGTGTTTGTTTTGGAACCATCTTCCTGATTGCTTACTGTAGACTCGATTGCTCTTGCTACTACTGCTCCTTTTACTGCTTTTACCAGAGGGGTATCAATATGCGGAATTTTACTACATCGACAATTAGGATGACTGCTCCCAGGAATACTTGGCGCTTCATCAATAAGATACGGTCCCTCGTTAGCCAGACCTAAGCATTTTGTGCACGCCCCTGGCTCAGTGACCCAATCAACCTTGGTGACCTTTAGTATGCGATAGGTCGTCATATTAGCCTCATCGATTAAACGCGCGGACTCACTGCGAACTAATCGCTGTGAGATGTAATCCATCTGCTTAACTCGATCAGCGACTGACTGGGTTGGCTTGAACTGTTTGGGATTCATGTGTGATTCAAGTAGCTTACCTAAATCCTTTAAATCCATGCCATGCCGAATGTGGCGATTTATCAATCGTTCAACATCCCCAGCCAGTTCATCGTTGTGTTCCCACAAGCGGTCCGACCACTGTGCCACATTTCTCGGGTCAGTGATCACACTAACTTCGTGTTTTGCCACACCTACTTGCTTAGGGGTAAGGCTATATCCCTTCTTGAGGTAGCTATACTGACGCTTAATGTCATCCCCAACGCGCTTAGCAATTGCCCGTTGATTACGCGAAGTCAACTGTAGGAGTCCTAAGGCGATAATCGCAATTAACATGTGCCGCTTATCGATGTCCTTATAGCTACCAGAGTAAAAGTCTAGCCGGTCAGTCGCTTCATCCGGCCAATTACGAATATCCAACTCCACAATCGCCCGCCGAAACTCCTGGCGATCCCATCTAGACACTTTGCGGCGTACCTGGGTAAGCGACAATCCCGTTTCGTCGGCATATTGCGTGTAGAAGGCTGTGAGGTGGTCCCTAATGTACCGGAGACACTCGTTTAGATACTGCTCACTTTGTTGGTCCGTTTGATTGTCCTGATTGACCAGTTGCTGGATATGATTCCGTTCCTGCTGCTGGGTTATCAACTACGCCACCGCCCTTCTTCTGGTCGGATAGGTAGCTTTGCAATTGGGGGGCCACTAAGTCAGCTTCCTCGGCCTCCTGGTCCTTTAAGCGTTGAACCGCCTTTTCAGGATTATCAATGCCTGAGAAGAGCCCCAGCTTGGTCACGTCATCAACTTGACCATTCATCTTTTGGACGATGTCTGCTTCTTCAGCCAAGTTATGGGGGATGCTCCGTTTATGATCGAATGCTAGATCGCTCACTTTTAGTGACGATTCTCGCCAGACATCGTTAAAGAGAATCCCAAATAGCTGACGTAATGCCTTATCCATCTTAAGGGCTTTCGTCCGTGCCTTAGCCTGCATCGGCTGGTAACGTTGCAGCAACGCAACTCCGCTAATAGCTTGAGCCGACATCCCCATGCTAGAATCGTTCAGGTTCACCACTTGGCTAATCTGATAAACCAGGTCAATCGCCCGGTTTAGGAAATTTTCCTGCGTCTCATCATTAGAATCAGGCGTCATAAACTCAGCACTCGGTTGGATTGACGTATCATTCGTAAATGAAGCCTTTTTACTAAGATAGAGGTTAATCAACCGGTTATCCTGAATCTCTCTAAGCTGCTCTTCACTCAGCTTGACACCCTTGATCACCAGGTAAGCATCAGCAAACGACGAAATATCATTTGTCTTGGCTGACAGCACACTGTCAATCGCATCAATCAGGCTGATAACGTCATCAAAAATCCCAGTCCGTTCGTCATCCTCCGCAAACTCGATTAACGGTAGTTGGCTAAACTTATACATGTCGCTCTTTCGGACGGCTCTAGGATTAGCAACATCGGCGTTAGTCACCGATACCGTTCCATCTTTCTTTTCCAGCACGTAATTAGCGTTCTTCGTGATCAACGTGGGGATGATTTCGCCATCCCCGGTTGAGTACCGGATACCAAACAACGGGTTGTGCATCACCGTGTCGTCATAAACAACAATTGTGTCACGCGGCGAGCTAACGGTAAAGTTAAGGTTCCCCTCTACCAGGTAAGCATAAAGATAGGAACGTCCGTAGATGTCCGCCTGCTTGGCCCATTCGCTAAAGACGTCCGAGTAATCGCATTCAGTTAACCACGCTTGAATCTTATCGTTCCAATCGTCATCCCCACTACCATCAGTCTGATGCTTAATGGAGACCGGGTCCCCACTAAAATAGCCGTTAAACGTATTGACCAGCTTCTTTGGTAGGTTAATCACCAACCGAGAATCCGGCTTGTTTAGCGGCTTTTTTTCACGATGAATAATGTCATAATGGCGGCCTTTGTAGTAATCCCGCTTCATGCGGTATTTCTGGGCAATAACCTGATTATGGTAAGTAGCAATGCTAAACACATCATCTAAGTGATCTAGAATATTCAGGTCAGCCGAGTACAAAAACACATCGTCATCCGTCAAGCTAACATTTTGACTCAGCTTGATTTCTTCAGAACCAGCGTAGTCTTCTATTCTCAGCGGCCGACCGCTCAACAGGAAATCCTGATTATTAGCCGCACTAAATTGTTGTGCAATATCCAATGTCTAACCGCCTCCTAATAGTTTGGCAATACCTGCATCCCCGATTCATCCGTTTCCGGTGCTAAGACGCCCATACAGAAGTAACGCATGGCGTCCATCGCATGGTCGTGCTCCTTAACAACTTTATCCTCACCGTGTTGCGCAGCCTTATCGTCCCAGACGTAGCTGGCCAACTCTTTGAACAGGTTGGTTAGCCCCGGGGTAAACATGATTCGACCGTTACTCATCAATGACTGAGTTAGCCTGATACCATCTAACACATCGTTGTTAGCGGGGATGACCTCGTAACCACGTTGCTGAAGTAAGATGGCAAAGTGAACCGCCGACGGGTCCAGAATGATTGGTGCTTTAATAGTTCCCCGAAAGTGAGATGAACCATCCCCCTGATCAGAGAGAAAACGGGCCAGGTCATCCGCATATTGGCCGTCCGTCTTCTGATGGCTGTTAGAGGCCGCACGACCGTTGTAGTAGTATTCCTTTAGGCAATACCAGATACCATTAGAAAAGCCCCACAGCAGGAAAACTGTGGGGTTCAATGCGCCATAATCGGCTGATACTACATAATTTGTAATCTTACTTGGGGCCGGTGGGGATGTGACCATCGTTTCACGACTAAAGTTGTCGTAAATCACACCATCGCTCAATACCCACTGGCCTAGAATATACCGTTGATAGAAAACGCCCGTATACATTCGCTCATACCGTTCAATCGTCTCGGTTGAGAGGGATGGATTATCCTTCATGGTGAAATGAATGTGAACGGCTTTGTGCTCGTCCAGCTTGTCCAACCACTTCAGCTTGAACCAGTGGTAGGGGCCGCTGGGATTGCAATTAAACCAAAATTTCGCACCGTCCACGCTGGCCCGGGCGGTTGCCTGACTAACAAAACTCTCTGGCATCAATGCAACTTCATCAAAAAAGAAGCCTGCGACCGTGATCATTTGTTATCGCGCTGGCTTTTTATCCTACGCATCTTACACTTTCATGTAAGCTCAGCATACATTTTCGACCATAAAAAAAGACCATATTACTATGGCCAATGGTCGTCGGAGACTCTTGGGGGAGTTATATTCTTCTTGAAGGTTCATCCCCTATGCGTTACGGTGAGCCACCTATTTTAATAGGTGCTTTACCTCGGTATTAGCTTATCTTAGTTTTTTCGGATACAGAATTTCCTCAACCGTCTTACCCTTTCTTCGCCTATCTGCAAGCGTAGAATACGGTAAGCCAATTTTTCTTGCCCATTCTGGCATTGTCATGGTAATTCCGTCATGAGTTAAGACGATATTGTTGCGTTTATTATCGGCTTGCTGATACACATCTGCCCATCGGCAATTTTTCGGTTCATAATTTCCATTAAAATCTATACGATCAATACTCTTGTCTTCAGAATATCCATGGCTGATTGACCAATCATAGAAATTGCGAAAATCATCTAACCACTCTGAACAAATACGAATTCCACGTCCACCGTATAAATCAAATTGCGGATAATTTTTATCATAACAACGCTCCCGCATTTTGTAATATATTTTGTAGATTCGCGTTTGTGATAAGCCATGAGAAGCTTTAGGGTTATGCTGCTCCATAAATGTCTTATTTACCTGAGTCCTATAACATCCACAGCTTACTACATGCCCAGGGTTATTTAGAGCATCACGTCTCCTAACGACAACGCTTCCACACTCACATTTGCATTTCCAATAAATTCGATAAGTCTTTTTACCATTTGGACGAACATGAATTTCTCTATGATCAAATGCAATTACTGTAAGCAACCCAAATTTCTGACCAACAATATCTTTCATGGAAAACGCCGCCTTTCTACAATAATTATACTACATAGAAGCCGGCAAACGTTATTTCCTATTCAATCTTAAAACTTAGCCTTCACCGATTTTCCCCAATGTTTACCTAATTATTACTAATTAGGGGAGCATCATTTTACCCTGTACTAGGTCTTGGCTTCCTTCGTCTTTGCCCCCGAAGAGGTAGAACAGATTGGTTGTACTGCCGTAGGTAATTTCCAATAGGTTATCTGCCCGGCGGTCTTTAACTCGATAGTGGCGTCCTCTCAACATACGAATTAGAGGACGTATAACGTTTCGGCGTAGTGACCCGATAGTTTTACCGGCAATACCGAACTGCTCACCACGGTAGTTAGTCATCCCCCATAGGACGTACGATAACGACATGATTAAAGTCTTACCCGCACGAACAGAGCCATCGCAAATAAGGGCTTCCTTATCTCGACGATTGAGCCACTCAGGATGCATTGATACTACTTTACTTGTATCCTTGGCCGCTGAAAGTCGTGGGTCCATCCACCAATTCAGCACTTCAAATTGCTTATCAGAGAATGGCGTAAATTCAAACTGCGCAGCGTTCATTAATCATCATCCCCTTTAGGTAAGCTACTCTGTTTGGCTCGGGTGATAATGGCCTGCAGCAGGCTATCTTCATCAGAATCGGTAACCTTGGCCGCAGGTAATCGATCAATCAGCTCGCGCATAGCCTTTTGCTTGTCATAGAGTTCGACCACTAGGCCGTCTCGGCCTTTGTGAATGCTCTTGACCACGGACCAATCGATTTGATCAGACGGCTTGAGATAGATGTCAGTAACGTGAAACTTCACAGGATTGTCGCTCGTGTCCAGAACAGTTCCCGTTTCTGGATCAGTTGCAATCTCTTCTTGCACGTTGTACTTGATGATATCGCCCAGACTGGAAAACGCCTGCTTCGCGTATTCACGCAAAATATCTTCGGACGTCAAAAATAGGTCGCCCTGCTCTTGTTCCTTCAGGTCGCCCAGTAATTTTTGCACGTTAGCATTTGCCATCAGTCGACTACTATTTGCGTGGGCTACCGCGTAATTGGCCTTATAGGCTTGTTGGTATGCCCAGGTCGCATTGAAACGCTGCAGGTAGTAGACGCAGAAGAGCTTCTGCTTGTCGTTCAATCCACTGGCGTTCAACTTAGCAATAGCTGCTTCGGCGTTGCGTCGTGACGCGTCATCGTCGTGTTGCGTTGCAACGTTACATTGTTTCGTTTCACTTGGTGGGGCATCCCCCGACCGCTGCCACTTCTCACGATTCTTCCGTGAGCGTAGCGTTGTCGGCTTAACCCCATACTTATCTGCTAAGTCTTTAGCCGTTGCAGTGGACGTTTCATAGTCCTTTTTGATTTTCTCCCAATCGACGTCCATTACATATCACCACACCCCATCTAATCTATCAGCTTAGGCCTCGTGATTGTACGGAGCCTCAATATCAATTCCGGCCATTTGGCAGGCCATGTAAAATGCTTTATCGTCCGTAAAGCCGGCCTTTAATGCTTGATTGTAGGTATACCACGTAACCGTGGTTGCGTTATTTACGGTTACATCCATGGTCCCATCATCGATTTCACGTTTTAGGGTCTGAGCGCGAACTGCGTCCTGATTTGCGATTTCACCGATTTTGTCACCAAACAGCTTAATAAATTCATTTTTGTCCAATTGTCTATCCTCCAGTAATTAAAATTGCGCCAAAACCCCAACAAGAATACCTAATCCCAACGTAAGCAATCCTAAAATCAGATCTAAAATTAGATTAGTTATAATATAACGTTTCATAGGCATCCCCCACTAAAGCTTTCTGCATTTCAAGACGGTATTTATTCTAATGATTCAAGATTTTTCGTATTACCATAGTCTACGCACGAAAAAAGCAGTCCTCACTTAGAAGACTGACTTTTAATAAAACATTACACGCCTCACCAAGGAATCGAACCTCGATCAGCGGTTTTGGAGACCGCTATGCTGGCCATTACACCAGTGAGACAAATACGGAGCGAGCTGGATTCGAACCAGCATCACGGGATTACCGTGTAACGGCTTAGCAAGCCGCTGCAGTACCATTATGCTTACCGCTCCAAGACGGGCACTTTAGAAACAAATTTTAGAGGTGTTTTCACCTCCTCGTTTGGGGGATGTGCCCGTACAATCAAGTTTTCTGTGTTGGCTGGGAGTTAAACCCAGCTGTGTCGGTCGTCAGCGGGAAATCCTATCATGGCCCCTTGCGCCCTGTCCTTGGCAAAACATGTTACTTCGGTCAACACATATAACTGGCAGCGGGATTCGAACCCGCAAATCGGCTACCATAGTACCAGTCAGTTTCTCTACTCCTAACAATCCACATCAAGTTCTATTGGGGGTATCGACGGGGATGACCATCCCCCGTCAACGTGTCTTGTTGGGCTCGAACCAACGACAACCGGCTTAACAGGCCGACGCTCTACCGACTGAGCTAAAGACACATAAATGGATCTTACTGGATTCGAACCAGTGACTCCCGGATTAAAAGTCCGGTGCTCTACCAACTGAGCTAAAGGTCCAGAGAAGCATTCCGCATTGGTTTGCGTGGCTCGCTTAAATCCTAGAAATATTATGCTACGGACTCGCCAACGCCTACATATCAGGAGCTACCCGATATGCTGTTGACGTCTCACATGGTCCGGGCCGGTACGATGACCGCCAACTTTCAGGAATTGTAGGCATATTTGTATCCAATTTTGGATTTTCTGTATGCGTAGATTATCCCCACTCGTACCCATCTAAGTCCTTATACCCGGCGTTACCCGGTTCAACTACGAAGCACTCTTAGTGGCATCCCCCGTTGGTTCTGATGGTCGCCAAACCACCATTATGCTGAGGACGATTATTACCGTTATGAGTGCGGACCCGACAGTGCATTTTTCTGCCGATTTGCTACCTTCAATGACACGCGCAGCCCTTTCTTTCAGACCAGCCAACCGAATCGGCATTTGTAATCCATCAGGTATCCTTGATGGACGGCATAGCGACTAACAGCCATCAGCGTGGGCGGGATTAACCATCCCTTATACACCAGCTTGAATGCTAGGCAGTTTCTGACTTACCCGGGTCAATGACGAGAGGTGGACTTGAACCACCAGCAAAGCCTGTCTTCGTCTCGTCGCCAACTAACAAAGGCGTGTTTTAATCCTTGGCACACTACTAATATAACCCCATTTTTCAGTTAAAAAGTTCGGTCAAAGTACGCTAAAAGTTCGTTTTTCAGTTCCATTCAAGAAACTCATCAAAGTTAAGATCAGGTGCGCTAATTCCCCGTTTAGCCAATCGCCCCAGGAAAGCGTAGTAGAACTCCATCATGGCCGCCGTCTTCCGCTCAGAATACCGGGTGTGCTGATAATGAATGATTCGGCGAATCTTTGCCTCCCGTTCATCCATTACCAGTGAGCGCCATACAATCGCGCAGCTAATGCTGGTGATGTTATTGAGTGCCTCCATCGTGCAGTCCACAATAACCTGCTGATCGGCTTGCTTGGATAGGTCACTATCAAAGTCCCCGTTCACACCTGGGGCTTTCGGCATCCCATCATACTGTGGTGACCGTAGCGCCGATATTTTCTTACCGGACAGCAGCACTAGTCGCTGGAAGTCCTGACGGAAATACCGCTTAACGTCGTGCTTAATCTCTTTTGAACCCCTTGGTTTAGCCATCAATTCAGTTTGTACGCCCTCCACGTTGATCCAACTCCTTCACTGCCTGTGGTATAATTAATTGTCGATTAATTATGTTGTGAGGAAGCTGTCCATACATGGACGGCTTTTTTTATTAACCGAGAGACTCCTCAAAATCCTTAAGTGACCTTCCGGAAACATCTAAACGTCTACCATCAATCAAATAGACAGTAATACCGTTCTCGTCGCCCCTATCTTGAACGAAAGCAATGTTATTCAGGTTAATTAAGACTGTCCCCAAATGGACCCACTTAGGTTCATTTACTAACCATTTGGTTGCATTCTTATCGACTCGTTGAATATGCCCCACTACTTTGATCCCCTTTTCTTTTTTAAAAACCAACTGCCAATTTTACTAGCAGCTCGCTTAAAAATACCTGGCTTATGAACTGGCGCATCCTCATGAGGGACTACTTTCGGTGTTGGTGCAACCTGGGGATGGGGATCTTCTATCGTTTTCTTTATCATTGACTCAAGGGCTTCATCTTGCAATACCCGTAGTCGCTCAATCTCTTTATACTGTTCGAGTGCGTACGCGGCCAATTCATGGTATTTACGGCCCTCACTACTCATTTCCTGTTTTCTTAGCCGTTCTACGCGACGCCATCTATTATTCATTTCGCCCTCCAAATCTGCAATACGTGTGTCTATCATTTGAACATGCCTAATCATCTTATTAACCTGCATTATCATCAATGGCAATTGATCATCTAGAGTGAGTTGCAGACGGCCACGCTCATCTATACGCTCAAATAAGTCTTCAATTAGTTGAGAAATGTTTTCACGTTCAATTTTAAGGAGTTCGATTTCACTTCTATTTATCTTCGCGTTTGCCTTTCCACAAGTCCAAGTCGTAATCTGGCTCATCTCGCTTTCCCCACAAAGTATGTGAATACTCAGCAATTGCTTGGGCTAACTCTGCCGGTACAAAGTTAGCCCAAGAACCAGACGACCAAATTGTGTAGTGATCAGGATCATTGCGATCAATTAAAGCCTTTAGATCACTATCCTGATTAATAACCATGATTGCGTTAGGGGTAACTCTGGTTTTGAAACCATTTCGCTCCGCAATCCGTGCTAATTCTTTATATTTCATGTCGCCCTCCTAATTTAATTTTCTCCCACACATTGGACAAAAGTTAATGTCTAACGTAGGCGTATCCAATGCGTCAATGTAAATTTGTGCTGAACCAGGATCAATACTAACTTCGGGATATCCATACCCATCGTGTGGTAGTCTCTGCCCAACTTGAAGTTCATAATTCCACTCAGGTTCGTTCCCTTCGTCTACGTGACAATAAGGACAATCCTTCTGACCTTGGAATCTCTTTTTGTGGGCATCGATAGCAGTTTGAGGAGCTAAATCTAACATCACCTTAGCAAACGAAGGGCCACCTACATCTACCACAGTTGCAAACTGGCCATTAAACAGTACAAGTTGTCCAATTTGAAGCTGGTCTACTATTTCAGGATTGTCACTGCTTCTAATTCCATCTAGGGTAACGATTCCGTCCCAGTAATCATCGTGTTTGGATGTTTCAGAGTTCTTCAAATTCAATTTAATCCCCCTATCTGAAATAGAAATCTTATTAACCAAGAAACTGGCCGATTATGAAATCAATGATGTCTGGATCATCTTTTTCCAATGTACGCCATGCTTTGCTGACTTCATCCATACAACCACTTGAAACACGGGAGTAAAGGTCAAAGACCCCAATATAAAACGGTTCATCTCTGTCACAAATATCATAAAAGGCACCCACTACAATGGCGTTAGCATTCTCCTGTTCCACACTCACATCACCTTTACATAAATTAAAAGCTTTATTCAGTAACTTGATACCCATCTAACCATGCCCGTGCAAAGATTTCGTCACTACCACTTTTTCTAAAAAATCCACTGATTTCCCGACGTTCAGATGGAGCAATAACCTTTAACCTCGCCAAGTTGTTTGGTGTCTGCGTAAATACCCAGTAAAGATTACGCTTCTTACTTTTGGCGTAAATAAGTACATTAGACACCGCTTCAGGAATCACCGGCAGCTTCATATAAGTCTTCTGGAAAACGTCATCAGCAATCGCCCAGTGTTCGCCATTGATTCCCGTTGCAATCCAATCACCGGTATTAAAAACCATGCCTCCTTCCAGGGTATCAATTGACCATTGGCCGTTATAGAGAGACGTTAAATCATATTTATTAATCATGCCTACTGATTCCTCAAATTGCTCGGCTTCAATAGGTATCGTTTTTACATATCTATTCAAAATTATTGCTCCCTACATAAAGTAAAAATTTAAGCCATATAATATCCAGCCTTTACAGCCTCTAACCAGTCTTGTCTGATCCAGATGCTTCGGCCGGTGTCAATTCCACCATAGCAATTCACCTTGCAATCAACGTGAATCCAATCCTCATTTTGATACTTGCCAAATACCTTTTTCTCTTCAGAGGTTAAAGACCTGATGGACCACCCAGGCTGAATATACTGCTCTAGAAATCCCACTATGACATCCCCCCCTTCATTTCACTTCCACTGTTTTCAGCCCCACATACTGAAGTGGAAATTTAATTTGTCTTGGTGTAAAAGTCATGCCGTAGGGATCGAAGTCAAACGACATTCTATAGAACGGGCCCGTCATCAAAGTCTCGACAGACATCCCCCGTAAATACTGCCCCGCTTTATTTTGTAGCCGATATCGTATTTCCTTTTTGTCATTCGGCGTATGAGCCAGTTCCGCAGCCAGCTTTCGCGCCTCCTTATCCTCTGGCCCTTTCTTAACCTGTGGAAACATGGGATTTACTAACACTCGCTCATTTTGATAAGTCACTCTAAACAGCCACACACCATAACGAGTTACAGTAATTTCAGTTTCAGCTTGGTAATTGTCCTTAAGCTGCACATCGTACATGAGTCCAAGTTCACGAATCTTATCAATGAATTCTTTAATTTTCATCTATCATTCATCCCTCCAAACGCAAACAACCGAGTAATGATGGCAGCAATCGCGGTTCACGATAATGCAACGTTCTTTAGCTTCGCGCAACGTTTGGTGCAACGTTGCACCGAACTGACCTTTCGTCCACCCTGGCTGTGTTGCTGTGAATACCTCTTCGTCCCCGATGGTGCCTTTCTCATAGTTACAGTCATCAACCACCGCGACGGCGTAGCCAATTGGTTTCTTGATCATAAATGCACCTCCGCCATTTTCTCAATGCTGATGCCGTGGTCCTGACCATGAGTGAAAATCAGCCTCTTTATCGTTAAATCTGAAATACGATAAGTCTTTTTGATTTCCTTCTTGGAAGAAAAATTAATCGTGACCCCATCTAAAGTAACCGCATAGCGGGCCGTCTCAATTTTCTTAACCTTCGTATTTCCCAGAGTATTTTTCCAAATGATTGCTTCTTCGGCTAAATGCTCATCATTGGTCATCTTAAGCGGGTACGGCATCTCCCTAGCGTTCAGTGAGTCACGACGAAAGTGAGTTAGACGCCACTTATTGCATTCTGCCATTGTTTTGCCGGAGTATACGATTTTCCCCGTTCGAGCATTGCTGACATAAATCATGGTTGACCTCCTAACGCTTCAATTTCTACACGCGGATGTTCCTTGTCAATGTAAAACTCATCAACAAACCCCGTGATGTGTTTCAAGTTGTCATTGTCCAAGAATCCACACTGTTGAAACCCGTCTAAGATGAATTTCTTAGCAAAAGCCAC